TTAGTCCAAAACCAAATAAACCGACAAATCTGGATTTGCAACAAGCGGCAGAATTTCCTCATCATCAAGAACGCTCATCGCATAACGATGAATACTTTTCTTAATCATTTCAAGTGTCGGTTTCACTAAGAAAATAGAACTGGCAAAAGTCACCAGTTCATTTCCTTCAATGTCAGTTTTGCCAATTGGTTGAATACCGTAACGAATGATCCATGTTCCATCGCTTTGTTGCTCGATTGGTTTAGCTAATTTCTGGGGTAAGATATTTCTTCGCATTGCCTTTTCGTATTTGTTTTTTTATCTGTTTCTTAAAGTTATATTCGTTCTTTATTACAAAAACTTCCCAGTGTCCCTCAACATATATATATTGCCACCATTCAGGATCAATAAGTTTTCCTATTTTACGTCTTAGATTGTATGTGTTGAAATGTCTCATCAATCCATAGTAGCTGTTCATTGTTGCCACAAAAGTGTCAATGTGAGCTTCTGCAAAGCCTTCTTTCGCTATCTTATTATACTTGCTGACTGCATCATATATATTACCCACGACACGGTTTGATATATAAATTCGATTTGGAAGTATGAATGCACCCACGAACAAAACACCTTTAGAGTAGTGCTGTATATATATCTTTTTAGGATGGAGTTCTAAAAGCAACTGTTCTTTCAAGTATTCATTGAGCAAAGGAACATTTCTCAGAATATCCTCTTTCTTGCGCATGACAAAACCAAAGTCATCAACAAAGCGTACATAGTGTTTTATTCCGCATATCTTAGTCACGTAATGATCAAACACCGAGCCTATGAAATTCGCAAACTTTTGGGAAGGAAGGTTACCAATGGCAACGCCACGTTCCGGGTCACTATAAAACAAACTTTTATCTCTTGGCAATTTATCCCACAAACATAAGGGTGATTTCCTATGACATTTTTTTTGTGGTTGATGAAATATGACAACTCGAATCAGATATAACAAGCATTCAATGTCGTCTCCTTTATAGTTGTCACGGATAAATATATCAATCATTTCCCATAACAGCGACTTGGACATGGACATAAAAAAGCTTTTTAAATCCCCTTTAAAAATGTATGCGTCCTGTGTATAGTTCTCGCTGAGCTCCTTTATCATTCCATCCATGTATGTAATAGCGGACAGGCATCCTTCTCCTTTTCGGCAGTTCTTAGAAACATTCCCCTGCGCTTGAAAACGTTTTTCCAAAATCGGATCAAGACGGAGGTCGATCCAGTGATGCACAACACGGTCAATATAAGCAGCGGCAAAAACTTCACGTAACACAGGCTTCTTGCGCATAAAGCAATCGGAGAAGTCCGGGTCATAATAACCATACCTGATACTTTCCCATACAGCAACTAGTCCGGTATCGTAATTGAATGAAAATGCAATGCAATCGTCGGTGTTGCGCTTTTGCCTGCAGCAGTCATCGTATGCTTCAATAATTGAAGATAAGGGTATGTCATAGATCGGTTTATCTGTTGCGGAAACGGGACGAACCCTGCCTGCACTATTCTTGTTGTTCGTGTTCACGTTGCCGTTGTTCATGTTCACGTTCCAAGCACTGGAGGAGTCAGCATTCACTGTCTTAGTCTTTCCCGGTTCATCACCGGGGGAATGCCCAATAGATAAATTAGATTGCTCTCCCATAAACTTCGTAAAGATTATGGCTCTGGCTTTACGGAAGCTGTCTTTTCTTGGGAAACGGTGAAATTTCGCCACCCAATGATTTGCTTTTCAATCGACGTAACCATCTCAATGATGTCAGCTGTCGTCTGAATATTAATCAGTTTCCGGTCTCGACATACCCTTAGTAAAAGTTTCAATGTGTCAAATTTAACAAGAAATTCATTCAGATATTCCACACGACGGGGAAGGCTTGAATTGGCATAACGAATCAGTTCGCAGCAACGAATGGCAGACATCATGAGTTCAGTACCGAATTCGTAACGATACCCCTTAGGAAACTTGTCCCTTGCGTCGAGTATCAACATTGTTAACTGATACATACATTGATAGACTGGTCTGTCTTCTGCTTTTCCCATGTTAAATTTTGATATTTTTTCTTTTTTTCTTTTGCTCTGCAAAGTTAATGATTGTCAAACAATTAACACTCGTTTTTTCAAAAAAATAAAATTCAAAAAGCCCCTTACGGGGCTGATTAACTGTAACTATCTAAGAGATAAAGAGTTAAAGAGATAAAGAATCTATTGCGGAAACGGGACGAACCCTGCCTGCACTATTCTTGGTGTTCGGGTACACGTAGCCGTAGTTCATGTACACGTACCAAGCACTGGAGGCGTCGAATTCGGTGCTGCTCCAATACCAATCACCTGTTAATATATTTTGATTGTTTGATACGGAGGATAAAAGATCATTGATTTCTGTCTTATACTTTGCGATAATAATGAGTTCTCCTTCGCTGGGAAGATACCACTTTGTTTTATCCTCAAGACCGTCTTGTATAAGCGTACACGCCTTGTAATTCCTTGCCGCTTCTGCAGCTGGTGCACCAATGACACCAGTATTGTCTTTAATACCTGCGGTGGCTTCTATAATAGCATCTGTGTTTTGTTTCCCATCTGCCGTTTCATAAAGTCCCTGATTTCCGTTTCCGTAGTTTTTGACCCCACGAATATCTATTCCGTATGCCCCCCACTTAAATGTACGTCCTCCTATATCGTCAGTACAGTCACTTTTCGCAATGACGAACTGACGACGATCCGCACGGATACGAACACCTATACGCAGGTATTTTGAACGATTATTTGCGCTAAGGCTATTCCATTCCTCCGCTGTGAAAAAGACGTTTAAACCGTCCTCAATACGGATTGTCGCAAAAGATAGATCAAGCAGTCCACCTGCCCATCGGATATATTTTGCAATATCACGAGCTGGAGTATTTTCATTCACACTGATAAAGCCGAGTTCTTGCAAAATGGCTACCTGTTCCTGCTTATTCAAACGCAAAAGCAATGCGCTTTCATTATTCTTGTCTGTCATAAATCTACTGTTTTAGTGGTTAATCTTTCGCTATTGCACGTACGTGCAATAGCGTTGTGTTTTTATTATGCGCGAGCATACGTCCTGTATTTAGTTCGCACGTCCACGCATTAGTTGTATCATAATAGGTACTTGTCCAGTAGTATTTGTCCGTTAAGAACATACTATCGCTACTCCAGAACGCACGAAGCATTTCATTTATCTGATCACGGTAGCGGTACATGATCATCATGTGTCCGGACGAAGGCAAAAACCATTCCGTATCATCTTCAAGACCGTCACCATTAAGTGTAAAGGCTTTATATGCCACAGCAGCTTCCGCAGCAGGTGCACCCTCAACTCCATTTGATACAGTTCCCTTTAGGGCATCTAGAATCAACTGCGTATCTTCTTTTCCGGTGAAACATGTATACATCTGCCCCAGAATTTTTTGTGAAAGTCCGTCGATGGTTTTACCAAGTCCACCCCAATAAAAACTAGTGGATAGTCCCTCCGCATAACACTCTTGTGCTGCAATAACAAAGGATTGTGAATGCGCCCGGACTAACAGACCACGACGGATAAATTTGAGTTTGTTCGCAGGAGTCAAGGCATTCCATTCTTCCTGCGTAAAATACATCTTTGAATTATCTGATATCCGGTTACATGCGACACGAAGATCAAGCAATCCGGATGCCCATTTAATTCGGTTTGGAAACTCGCTGGCACGCGAGTTCTCCGTAATATCAGTAAAGCCTACCGCCTGCAAAGCTTTTACATGTTCCTGCTTATTCAAGCGCAGCAGGGTTGCGCTCTGTTCTTTTGTACTCATTTTATTTGCTATTTACTATGTCGTTTATATCCATATTTTCTTCCGCAAATCGTTGAAGGTATTCTTCATAGGTTTCACCATTATAATAGTCTATAATTTCACCCACATTATCCAATGTAACTTCGGGGTAATAAGGTACTCCACCGTAAGCTTCCGCATTGAACCAGTCTATGATTTTGATATAAGCGTCGATAATGGTGGAAACACTCAAACCTTCGAACCCACCCCGAATTGCTTCGATATCCGAATTCTCAATAACTTCATCCAGCAGATAGTTTCCAGTTAACACGGGTTTCTCTACCTGATTGCCATTTTCATCCAGTCCACCGATACCGAGGTTCAGGATTTCCAGCACTTCCGATCCGTTTCCGACAAAGTCACGGTTTGTGATGCGGATATGACGGAATACGACGTTACCTTCTTGCGAATCGATTATGTCACGGATCATCTTCACAACGTCGATAAGCGGACAGTTTTCCACACGCAGTGTGGTGATATTAGGCATTGACTCAACAACAATACCCGTGTTTGCATTCAGTCCTTTATAACTCAATTTGTCGAGGTTCATCAACTTGAACTGTGTCATTGTAGTTGGCAGCTCCGCATATTGAACCGGGCAACCACCTACAAAGTTGACGATCTGCAAGGAACTTCCGTATGCCAAAAGGCGCAAAAGGCGTGTTGCCCCGGTCAGGTCAAGAGACACCAGTTTCTTGAAGTTCTCGACGTTCAGGAGTCTCATATAGGGCTTTTCACCAAGCGGAAGGTCTGTAACGCTATTATTTTCGTATCCTTCGCGCTTGCTACCAAACATCAGTTCCTCAACACGGATCAACGTAGTAAAGTCCTTTGCCTGTGTACCATCGATATTGATAGTACTCAAATCGCCCAAAGATTTGATCTTTGATGCACCGATAATATAAATCGCACTGGAACTGTTAGAACCGTCAAAATGAAAAACAACCTTGCTGCCGTCATCTTCCGCCCATGCTCCTTGTTGTGCGGCTGGCGTATTGAATCCCGCCCAAAGCTTCCATTGTTCGCTGGCTGTCACTTCGATATTGATATTCTCACCGATGGCACGGAACATACACATGTTGCTTGCTTTCAGGATCGTACTGACACCGAAATAAGCATCAAGAAATTCATATCGAGCAGATACATAGTAATGGCGGTAAGGGATACCCATACCGGAGATCACATTGAATGCCTGGCCGCCCGGATTAGATATATACTTCGCTACGGAATCGCGGCAGGCAACGATTGCGGGTATCATCAGGTGGTCTTTTTCTTCCGACTCACGCAGTACGGCTTCGTAGGAGAAAGCAGACTCGCCACCCGGTAAACGGGAGTTTCGCATCTTCTCTGCGGTTGCGGCAAGTCCAACCTGATCATATCGCCACATCGCCTGCCATACAACACTCATACGCCCGGCAAAGACATTCTCGCCTTCCATTACAGTATCAAGCATCACGTTATATGGAAGCTTAAAGATACCGGAGTTGTTTTTACCATTAGTCGAGTCTGAGTCATAATCATGATTCATATACCAACGATATACACCGTCAGGACATAAGTACAAAGCCCACATGCTATTCTTTGATAACTGGTCAACTCCTGAATGAAAAAGGATTCGGACTAGATACGCACGGAAAGAAGGCACACAGCAATATTTACTCATTTCTTCAACCAATTTACGGTATCGGTTCTCAATCGTGTCGCTAACCTGTACTCCGTTAATAGTAATCTTTCCGCCTGCCATACGGTTTTTAGGATTACAGGAATATACCCATTCACAGAACTGTTTCCATCGATATGGCGTTTTTTTACCAAGTGCAAGAGCAAGGTTCATGGCATCATCGTCCGGTGTACGGAATTCGAAGAACATAGTCCACTTAGGAACAAGGCTTTCTGTTGATAATTCTGCGCCATATAACCCTTTCACCCATTTGCTGTGGGTTGATTGCATGGTCATAAAGTTATCAATATCATCAAAGATGCACATGCCTTCATAATCGAGCATTTCGACGCATTCAACAGGATTCAGGACACGTCCGGTCACAACCGTTTTCTTGCCGTTGAAAGAGATTGTTCCGGTGGTATTCTTCCATGCCCCGTCGATGTGTTCCATGAACTTGTACGAAGCGTCTGTCGACTTGGAAAGCATGTAAATCGTATCCTGATCGTAGTCGCTGGTATGAGACATGAAATAGGATTCTGTTACATCTTGAAGATCGGTAAAATCACCATATCCCAAGCAGTTTGCATTGTATCCGGGAACTTTCTCGAAACCGAATGTTGCCGGGTTGCCTTTATCTATGTTCCAGTCTCCACGACACCAAAAGTAAGCGTCATTGATGTTTCCCGTATCGGATTTGAATACTAGTATACTGTTACCATCGATACTGGAACGAAGGTCTAACGTGTTGTTTGAGTCCGCATAGTATGCATTTTGTGCAGGTGTCATGTATTCTTCACCCAAAGCTTTCTGCATATCGTTATTGATACGGGAAATTGGAGTGTTTACTTTGTCGGGGGATGCATAATTCACCTTCAGGCAGACCTTATCAAATGGAATCGTATCACCACGGAGAATGATCTTATGGCTAGCGATCGCATCGAGTAAAGCTTGCGGGGCAAGTTCGGGATACATGGCACGGAGAATTGCCTTTTTCAGCTTGTATTTCCTGTTCTTATAGGTCGGATAGAAAGCGGATGTCGTTCCCTGATTGGTAGTTTCCACGTTCTCGATAATAAGGCTCATACCTTTGTTCTTGCAGAACAGGTACAGGTCTGTATATATCTTGGTGGACGTATCCGTTACGTTGTCAAGCGTTTCAAGTTTATAATCCCCGTGCGGCATTTCCACCAGACAGTCACACATCTCCAGAGCCTTATTTAGGTCGATTTTGTTGTCGGTGAGGATGTCGTTCTTTTTATTCAAAGCGATCATTTCATCCGTATCGGACTTGCCGATTACAAACTCGTCATTGATCTGTTCGTCCGCCATTTCCTTTTCCCAGGAGAGCAAACGGTACATGTATAGTTCTCCGGCTGTTCCGGAGAAGCTTATTTGTTCGGACTGTTTGATCGCGCTTTGTCCTGCCGTATATTTGGATGCGCCAATCAGGTCACCGTCACAATACAGTTTAATATAACCTTTGCCGTCCTCTTCCGCATTTGCCTTTTCAATGACGAAGGCAAACTCGTAGATGTCGCCCGGCTTGAAATACCGTTCGATCAGTTCAGTTCCGAGTGCTTTGAAGTACACACATTTTGAAGTGATACGCCACCCGATTTGGTTTGCTTCGTCCCAACATGACACGACGTTCGCGTCAGGATCGGCAGCGTTCTGCGTCTTTATCTTGATGATAGTAGTCGATCCGGTCTGCTCAATATTGGTACGGTTATAGGGACGATAAGTACACAATGCGGTGGCATCATCCGAGACCTTAAACGCCTTCCCTTTGTTCTTGTCAGTGATAAAGGCATTCGTGGAATAGTTGAACCCGGTCTGCTTCATTTCATAAAGTCCGTACAGCCATGACTTGTCCTGATCCGAATTGTCCTTGTCTGCCGGATTGAAAAAAACCATATAGCTGGAATCACCGTTAATGTCAATGACGGAACTGTTAACGGAGTACTCAATCGTATTGCTTTCTCCAGCACCGCATTTTCCGTAAATGCCCAGCACGTTCCTGATGTTGTCTGCAATCGTAAAGCCATCGACACGGGTGGACAGGTTGAATGTACTGTTTCGTCCTACTGATACGGTAGTCAGTATGGTATCGGTTTCACTGCTGTCCCCCGTGGAACTATTGTATACCTTCGCAATCTTATGTATTTCGACATGGGCATCGGTAGCCACATGGCTGGGATCATAACAGGCAATCTCAATGTGGAGATTTGCATACTTCCTGACTGACCATGCCGCTTCGCTCTCTTCCGAATGTGCCAACGCGACGACGGGCATAAGACTGGACGGGTTGACGATCATCAGGTCAAAGAACTGGTAGTTCGACCATACACCCGATTCCACGTCCTGTGCGACAACTTTAACGGTGTATGCACCATGCGTCAGTCCCAATGACGAAACATTGATTTGCAAGTCCTGTGAGCGTGTAGAAGCCACGCTGGTTTGGGAGATCAGTTTCCATTCTTCGCCTATTTTGATGTGTGCTGTAACGGTTGACTTATTAGCAGAGGACAGTTTGAATACATCTGTCATGGTGATAAGCCCAGAGCTTTGCTGCAATGTTTTGTACAAAGCCCACACACGGGAAAGTTTCAGGTTTACAGCTGTGACACTGATTGTCTTTTGTGCAGTATTTCCTGCATCATCAGTAGCGACAATCACGAACTTACGGTTCATCGCTTCATTGAAATAGCTTTTGACAGGAATCGTAAAAGAGTAGTCTGTATCAGAAACGGAACTTTCACGATTTACGTTGAATGTCTCAAGCGTTTCTCCGGTTGACTTGTCTTTGAGCTGAAGGGTTTCGATGTTGTTATATGAAACCATTTCACCCGACCCGGTACGCGATAGGATCGCGAGTCTGATTGTGAGGTCATCAGTTCCGAGTGCGGCATACAAAGAAGTCTTTTGCGGGTAGATATACACGATTGTCCCGGCTACGTCTCCACCGCCACCTGTTCCGACAGCAAAGGTGAACCCGTCTCCGAGTGGAAGCCCTTCCGCGTTCTTCATGTACACACGCACCGTTCCGTCTTCCGCCTGTTCACCGTCCACGTCGACGGGCATGGCATCATAGACCGCGCCACCCGCTACCGGGTTCACGCTGTCCTTCATGATTTCGGAGTCTGTTTCGACTGTCCCTCCGGCAGCAGAGCCGAAGTCGATCCATGCCGCCAAGTCATTATAATCGGCACGAGATGCGCACAACTGTTTGGACTCGAATGTTTCCTTTCCGGTACGGTAGATAATGACCACACCGGGCTTGATGCATTCCGTTTCATTTGCTGTCTCGTAGGCTGTCAGGGCATTGATAGCCGTTTGAAGAATATAGTATCCGTTTGACAGTGGTGCAATTTCATCAACCAGCAGCACTGCGCCTTTGCCCGTCATGTCGCCACCAGCACCACCGAAGTCTATCCAGTTCGCTTCTGTGGCAAAGCCCTCAAGGGATGAGCCAGCAAATTGCTTGGATTCCCATTCACCTTCAGCAATTTTATAGGTCAAAACAATGCCCGGTTTACGGTAGATGATGTTGTCCATATTTTCCCTTTCCGTAATTGCGGCAATAGCTGCAGACAATGAATAAACAGAGCCGCCACAAATTCCGTTGACGTTAATAACGGACAAGGCTTTGTTAGCCAGTGACAATGCTGAAGACGCGGTAGTCTGTGCGTCTTCAGCCGATTTCTTTGCCGCTTTTGCCGCCAAGTCCGCAGACGCGGCTAACTGCATCGCGTCGGAGTCGGCAGAAAGCAAAGCCCCGGCAAAGTAGATGTATGTCTTGTTGCCAAACAGGTATATTTTATTCTCGTGCGGGGATGTCCGGTCAGCGTTCATGTAGTTATCAACGCCCGTCCAACTTGGATAATATTTGTTATCAACGAAATAGGCAAATTTACCCTTGCTGGCAACAAATACAACCTTACCGCCCTCTGCGGTTGCGCTGGACTGCTCCAGCACGATGGAAGCATCAGTCACTATTTCGTCAAAGCGTTCCGTCGAATGGTGTACAAAGTCTACCATTAAAGAGGACACGTCCTGCGATGTACTGACGGCATCGTCAGAAAGACTTTTGAGTTTGCCCCATACCGTTCCGTCTTCGCTTTCAGAAGTCTCTTCCGTACCGACATTATCGGATAGTTTTCCGATATTTTCGTTCGCTTTTTTAGCGGATTCCGCAGCTTCGTCGGCTTTCTTTTGTGCAGCATCAGCCGTTCTCTTTGCCGTTTCTACATCTTCTTTTTTTGCATATACGGAAAGGTTGCCTGTCGTTGAGACAAGCTTCCAGCCCGGATTCTGAAAGGCATAAATATTGCCATTGTCGGCTGCATCGGGATTGCCGTCATCATATACCGTCACAATCTGACCGAATTTCAACGGCTTTCCGTCAGAGCCAGCCGGGGAAGTACTGTCCGTGTTCATCTTTGCTACAGTGGTGTATGTATTACGGATACCAAGTCCCACTTGATTCTTTTCCGCTTCATTGATGACATCCAATGTCTCATCAATCAAACCGCCCACTTCATCAGGTGATATGGACAGAGAGTCTTTCTTTGCGGAAAGCTCCTGTGCACGTCTTTTTAATTCGTATATTGTTGCCATATTGCATTATATATTATTGATGAATGTGACTGTTCCGCTACCAGTTTTTGAAAGAGAAGTAACAGGACTACCATCCATATTGCGTAGATAAATCTCACCTTCATATCGCGCATCTAAAATATAAGGTTGAAATTCGCCAAAAGAAGAGGAAGCTATGACTATAATACCGGACCGATTTAAGGTATTTCTTTCTTCTTCACTAAGTTCGTTCACCGGATATCTTCCTATAAGCCCATTGGTTAAACTTGCTGTGCCATAACTATGTATATAAATGCTACAATATATAGTACTTTTATTCTTCGAAACAGTGAGACTTGTCATTGGATTATTAGCGATATTCAATGTCTTCGAAGACATTGGAATCTCAAAGATATTGGAGATTTTTTCTATAAGAACATCTACTACATTTCTGATGCTCCCTTTCTCTATATACACATCGTCTGCTCCTACCGTATCAGTCAGTATGACTTTTCTATATTGATATACATTGTTTTCAGATGTATTTTCATAGATCTCTTTTTGCCCTTCCGTACTGACTACTTTCCAGTATAGATTCGTGTTCGAACCACCGTCAAAACTACCATTTTCCACCCTGTAAACTTCTCCGTTAATGGCTATATAACCTTCTTCCCAACTGTATGACGTTGGACGTCCAGCAATAGTAACAGGAGGAGGAATATTACATCCGGATAGAATAACGTTACCGTATGTACTGACTATCCCTTTTATAGTGTCTGCAAATGCGCTTTGCATAAAGTCCAAATCGTCCAAATAAAACGGCTGTCCGCCTTCTTTAAATAACAGTTTATTCATATTCGTATATTTTAAGGACGTAGGTTCGTCCGGCTGGTTTATAATAGTCAATCAAATTTTTAATTTCACCCTCATACGCTGACAGGAACGACGGTATGTTCACCATGTAATTTCCTGAATAGTTTCCTTCACCGCGCTGCTGGATGTATTTTATTTCTGCCCCTTCACTCCGTTTATGCAGATAGGAAGGTATTTGATCTTCTTTACGATGGTACAGATATGTTTCTTTTCCCACAATATCAGTAATGTATATTTCCCTGTTTTTAAGGAAAAACTTGTCATTCAGGACTTTCTCAATATATATCACCTGACCGTTAATATTCATCTTGTTGATAGCCTGTTTACGATAACTTTTAAACAGAGTATAAATGAAGATTAAAGGGAGCAGGAAGATGGATATAATCGCAAAAATCTTTCTTTTCCGCAACGATGGACGAAGCACATACTGTGCGTATTTGATAATATCAAAATCATACCACATAAGTCAAAGAAGTTTCAAGGCTGTTCAGGATGAAGCACCCGGCTACAGCCGTATAGTTATTATTTTTAATCACGTTATATTCCGTAGCGGATGCTGCTTTTGCAGCGCATTTCCCAAGTTCAACGTCAAGCACTCCTTCAACCTTTTGTATCGCATCAACAAGCTTTGTTTTATTGAATTTACCTCCGTACTCGATACCTTTCAGATAATCGTTAATGGCGGTAAGTACTGGTTTACTACCATCTCTCAGGCGAACACCAGAGGCGTTAATAATCATCGGATCGACTTCTATGGTAGCGTTGATACCAATGTCGTCTGCCTTCATTGATTGGATAGAGAGAATCACTCCGGCTATTTTAATCGAGTTCATATAGCTTCTAAATGCTGTTAAAACGTCCCCGGTCAAAGGACAGGGAAACCCGCCTTCATCCCCGGACACAAGTATCTGAATACTTCCTCCCCGATCTTTGACCGCCACATATTTAACTAACTGCTTTGTTTCGTCAATGGCAGAATACCGGAACTGGAATTTCTCCGGATCATAGACCAGCGGATCACCATACTGGAAAGCCAGCGCACTACTATGATACCATCGCACGGTCGGTATAATATTTGCATCAATCCGTTCATCCACGTCCAATTTGAACTGATCAAACATTTTCTCTATGACATGCGCAGTTGCCGCAAAAGTGTAAAACAAGGTACTTTCGATAGACACAGGAGAAAAAAACGTATCAAAGTCGGAACTGCCTGTGATGCCATATATATCGCGAATTATGCTGTTTGACATATAAGCATCTGTCATCTCTTTCTTTATTTCTGCGATTGTTCTAGCCATATTACTTAAATTGTTCGGTAAACTGTTCGGTGAAAATTCTCAATCGTACCGCATTTGACGCAGTTTCAGAAGTAGCCGGACAAATGGAGTTCCGCTGGCAGTAATCAGCCAGTTCACTGTTGTATACCTTTTCCGGAGTTTCGATTTCCTGCCCGGCTTGTAAGGTATCGGTTATGCTTATACCGTTCGTCTTAGCAAGCATGAAAGCTGCTTCGATCGTACCATATTCCTGAATGGCTATATCCAGTAAGGTTTGTCCGGCTTGTACTATTGTTTTCATCTTACATTTTTATAAATAAAAAATCCAAATGCAATAAAAAAGGCTGCTATTACAACTTTTATCCACGGAGGAATGTATGCGACCTTTTCAACGACCTTTGTGTCATTCTTCTCCTGTTTTTCCAGTTGTTCCTTCAGTGTCAACAGGGTTTCATGAATTTCCTGTATTTGCACCTGAATCTGTTCATTATAGGTTTCTTTCTCCTGTTTGGTAGATGTTCCCGTCGCTGTCTCTGTAGAGGTAGGGTATTGTTTCCCGGTCGAATCCGGTGGCGAATAGTTCGTCTTTTGCCAGTTGAATTCCATTTGCTGCATCATCTCGATAATTCGCTCAACGTTCTTGTTTACGTCGACCTGCACTTTGTCCGTAGAAACTTCTTCCTGTTCCGTCTGCTTCTGTTCCGTGTTATCCTGATGAATGGTCGTGTCCGTTTTGGACGATCGGCAGGAACAGACGGACAGCGCCACGATTGTGAGTAAAAAAACTAGTATCTTTTTCATTACGGTCGAACGATTACAGGTGGCAAAAATGAGGTGAATTCACTCTTAACTCCGAAGCAGGGACATTCTTTCATCCACTCGCATTTCTCGACAGTGCCGTTTCCGTTTTTATCCGGGCTGGTGTCACGGTGTCCGAGGATGTCAATAATACCATGCCGGTGGCAGATGTCCTGAACGAGTGAGCGCATCGCTTCTTTCTGCGCTTCTGTCCGGGTATCTTTTGCCTTACCATTTTTATCCAGTCCGCCTTCATAGCAAATGCCGATCGAGTTATAGTTATAACTGCAGCCTTCCGGGGACTTGAAACTATCATGTGCACCCACCTCGGTTTCAGACCGCATCGGAATTACACGACCATCCTTACGGATATAGTAGTGATATCCCCATTTTGTAAAGCCACGAGCCACATGCGCTTCGTTGATTTGTACCTCTGTGAAATCCTTGTCTTCACGCGTTGCGGAACAATGGATGATAATGTATATAGGTTTATTCATCTTTCTTTTCCTCCTTATTTTCAGTTTCGTCTTCTTTTTCAACGTATTTCTTATACTTACATTTATATCTATAATCAACTCCGAATAATGCACCAGCGAAAGTCGATACCTCACCGTAGGCTACTAAAACAGAGTTGTCAATCTGTCCTGTGGGTACTACCCAAAATCCGCAAAAAAGTAGGGTCATTCCGGATATGGATAGGAAAACTGCGATCCATAACTGTACGTGTAGTCTTCTCATGATGCATATGGGTTATAAAATCAAGCGGAAGACTACCCACACCAGTAATATGATCGCATCCGCCAATAATGCTCCGCGTACTGTTGCCCGAATGTCTGCCTGATCCGGAACATCATCTTTAGACTCTTTCCATTTTCCTGCCAGCCATGCGGCAATAGTACCCAAGATCATACCACCCAATACACTAAGGAAGCTCACCCCCAACAGGAAAACTGATGCCACTACACACACTGCCAAAATAAGCATTCCAATAAGTCCGTGAAGTATCTTATCTACACCGAACTTTTTAATCAAATCGTTACTTGCTTTCATGTTTAATCTTTTTAATCGTTAGTAATTTCAATATTTATTTTGTCCACCAATTCCGAATAGTCAATGCCTGCACGTTTCAGATGAACTTTCATTTGTTTTTCAATAACTATTTTTTTAGCCTTTGAACGTATGTACCGGATCAGGTTCGCTCCAAGAACCGGGTCTTCTTTCAATTCCCCCTGATTCAGTTCCAGCGCTATTGCCGCGTTTTGAATCAGGGTGTCACCAACCACGAATCCGGTCAACTTCCCATCTGTTTCCGCATGCGGGACAATTCTAAGATCACCATCTTTATCAAGTAATAGTCCTTTCATTGCTTCACCCTTTCATTTTCAATGTCCTTGACCTGTGTCTCTTTTAGCGACTCCGAGGTATAAGAAGATAGAACTGCTTTCAAGGCTGATCCTCCATCATTCTTAACAGGCGTCCAGCTGGATAATTTTTGTTTCAACGAATTGATGTCCTTTTCAATCAGGTTCAGCCGATCCGTCAGTTCTCCGACTTTTACCAGCCCGCCCAATGTCCCACCGTTCAGCACTATTTCGTCTACTTCTTCAGCAGAAATCAGGAAGGCATCAGTCTCCTGTCCCTCGATGATCCCGACCAGACAAGTCGTTCCCGGTTTCGGATAAATGTATAATGCACCCATTCCCAACTGTACGTTATAATATTCAAGATGGTCAATGACTCCTGTCACGTCCATTGCCTTATTTTCTTTATCAACCTTATCTACCGTTACCCAGCGCAATTGCGCCTGTTTTGCACCGTTTATCCGTCTTTCAAATGCGTCACGTAATTGTTCGTCCGTTGTCATTCCACACGCCCTCCCAATTCGATTTTTTGCCTGTACGTCGCATCGTCACTGAAGTCCTTTGTCACTTTCTCAGCATAATAGCATCCGTTCATTTCCGGTGTCACCTCACTTTTAAGGTCGATTGTCATTCCGTGATGGATGACAGGTACTCCGAACAGTTCGACACCCCCGCGATACTTCTGCTTTTTAAGGCTTTCATAAAAGTCCTTTGCAAACTTCTTCAAGTCTTCGACCTTGATAGACTTTCCCTTCTCATTGTAGGTAAGGTTATAAACCTCACTTCCTTCTACCCCGGCTTTTGCTTCAAGTTTCTTGCCGCCCGCACCGATGCTGACGACCTTGACCTGAAACTCACCGCTCGTTTCATTCAAGTCCTGACTGACAGCGTTCTTCTCCAGTACTATCTTCACTTTTTCGGTGTCAACTTTTTCAGAATATACATTGCCGCAGTACAAGGTCTTTCCAATGAAATAGCAGTGAAGGTTGGTTCTCTTCCTGATGTCATCAAGAACTTCCGCGACTGTCTTAGATGAATATCGTACTGCACCAAGTTCCGCGTCATAGTTGGTTTTTATCTCATAACCTTTTACAACATCTGCCAGCAGCTTCTTCAGCGTGACATTTTTTGCCGAATAGGATACCGTTTTTCTCTTCAGGTTATACATTTCGTCCTCGCACCGGATTGTCACGGGAACACCCCAGCCGATCAGCGATATGTAGCCTTCAAATTCCGTGTACAAGTTGGAATCATATCCGAGTTCAATTTTTACCTGATCCCCGGCAGACAATAGTTCCTTCAGGTCTTTTCCTGCGAAGTATTTGATACGCCTGGGAAGTATTATTTCAGCCGAATCCGTCAACATCTTCCATGAACTTTCGATGTGAACCGACGATATCGTATAGATGACCAGTTTCTCGCGTTTTTCGTTTGCCGGGAATGTGATCCGGCTACACATCATATAGCTCATAGTGTCAATTCATAAGGGTTATCACTCGTTGCTTCTATCGTGAACGGTACTACGCTGCTGTTTCCCTGAATCGGATTGAACGAAATGTTGTCAATGACAATGGAGTAAATTTCCTTGTTGTTAAAGATGCTTCCTGTCACTCCGATCGCTTCCGTCACCTTGCGGAACTTGCAAAGCGCGTTCACCTGTTCGGCTACCGTCCTGTAACCTTCCCGGCTTTTGTCGGCTATGCAAAATCCCCGGATATTTATTTTCCAGTCGTCCAGCCCGTAGATTTCCTTCACAGTCCCGTGAATGCCTAGCACTTTCGTCTTGGAGCAGTTCATCGAACGCGAAAAGTCCACGATCGTCGCATAAGGCATCGGAAAGCTAGCCACGTTCATCGTACCACGTGATCCGTCCGGATTATAAGTACTGTATTGCTTACCGTCAAGAGTAAACGTCCCGATGACCGGAGTCCCCATCCAGCTGTATGCTTCGGCTTCGGCATCCGGAATGGTTGTTACTCCGGTGTACTGCCCCGGATCGTAATCCTGCAGAGTTCGTCCCCACGGAAGATAAATCGGGGATGAGATTCCGAAAACTTCCGTGAACAATGCACCAATATTTAACGCTGTATTTCCTGTCATAATTATCCTATTACTGGTACTGTATCGGTTATCACTGCCAAAATTTCACGCTTTACTTTATCTGTAATTTCACGCATATCCGCACCTCCTGCAACCTTGAAATGATTGTTGAATGTCACGTTCATGGTGATATTCTTCACGCTGCTTCCACCTTTTCCGCCAAGATCGGTCTTTCCATCAGTTGCCTTTGTTCCTCCAGTTGCCAGTACGGTTTGCCCGTTGACTGGAGACAAAGGGGAATTCAGGTTAAAACTGCCGTCCCCCTTTTTTTCTCCGTCTTTAGGGTGTGACTTTTCCCAGTCTGCCATGCCTTCTTTCCACCCGTCGGAGAATGCACTGCCAACCTTTTTCCCGCCTTCCAATGCCTGTTGTGACAATTTGTCCCAAACATCGCTGAAATGGAAATCATCATCAAACCAGTTCGCAGGGTTGATAACATCGACAATAGCTTTCATCACGTTAAAAATGAACTTATAGTATTCCGTGAAAATTACTTTTATAAAGTTCCACAAGGCATAAAAGAAGGCGCGTACTCCCGCAAACTTATTCCAGAGAAAAGCGACCAGTGCTGTAATGGCAGTGATTGCAAGTGCTATCCATCCAATAATCGGAATACTGTAAATAGCGGTGGATATGAGAGCCGAAGACGTTACTGTTGATACGACCATTTTTGCCATACCCGCCAGCCATGCAATTGATGATTTAATAGAGACAAGAGTCATGATTTGCCCGATAGACCATGCGACAGTTCCGAGCGTTACCAATGCCCCGACAAGGACTCCCAGCACTTCAAGAACTGGTGCAATAGGTTCTACAAACTCGAAGAAACTGATTTTCAGGTCATCGATAAACGCTTGCGTCCGTTTCTGCTTTTCGGCATAAGTATCCATTTGCTTCCCGGCTATATCAACCGCTGAAGTAGAACCCTGTATCGCTTCCGTCCATGTGTCAATCTGATCTACGCCATCAATCAAAGCCATCGCTGAAGCAAGGTTTTCACCCCCAAACAACGCGGACATGATTGTCGCGTTATGCATGACCGGAGTCAAGGCACGCAGACGGTCAGTCAGTGAAAGGGACTGATCCTGCATCGTTTCAATGCTTATCCCTGCAGCTTTCAGTTGTTTGATTGCATCAGTAGTCGGAGCCTGTAGTTTGACTATCGTATTACGCAAGGCAATACCACCTTCAGAACCTTTCTTACCTGATTTGTCGAGTAACTGTATGGCAGAGTTCGTTTCTGCGAATTCAACACCGAATGTCTTTGCAACATTACCTGTTTGCTTCAACGCCTCCGCAACTTCCCTGATTTCAGCAGAACCTTCGACTGTGCCTGCCGCCATAATGTTCATATAGTCTGTCATGGTTTGTGCGGCTTTCATCGGATCGTCAAGCGAAACCTTGTATTGGTTCATGGCAGTAGACATGGCGGCTGATGCTCCGGGAACATCATTCCCCATCGTCTTACTAAGAGTCATTACGTTATTCGACATGATCTCCAATGCATCCGGTGCTTTCTTCAGCTCCGGAGTGATCTTTGAAAGCAAGTCCTTGTAAACGATCATAGCGTTTGCCGCATCAACACCGAATACTTTTGCCGTGTTCCTGGCTTTACCTGCTAAAACGTCCAGCTCCTTTCCCTGCATATTGGTAATACCCGCCATCTCGGCAACACCTGTTTCAAACCGGATACCCGGTTCAATGGCATCGTCAAAAGCATTGCGGATATCATCAACGCCTTCTTTCAGTTGATTGAGAAAGAACATGCCTTTTCCCAACCCTTCCAGCTTTCCGGCTGCTTTTCCCGATGTTTCTCCAAGGCGTTCTACCACTTCTTCCGTATCGTCGATCACCCGTGTAGCTTCCTCAGCTGCATCGGTTGCGGCATGTAACGGAGAGGTGATTCTGTCAACCAGTTCCAATATCCATTGAGTCACTTGCATTGTCTTTTGAAAATAATCGGTTTACCACTTTAGCGAATGCGTTATGCATTACTATTTCAATTTCTTCCAACTCAGTTTTCCGCAACATGCGGTATTCGGCATAGAGCCTGAGCCATTCATCTTCGTCCAGTCTGTCCGGGACATCAATGCCATACTGTTTCTTTAGGATGGCATCTATCCCCTCAACAAGACCGAACGATTTTGAATATTCCTCTATGCTTTGCTGATAAAAGCCGTTTGACCAGCGATCAATTGCCCGATGGCAGTAAGGACTGAAGTATAGACTGCAGAATCTTCCAACGCTTCCATATTACCAGCTGCTACGCAGTTCCGGATCAGGATGTCATTCGCTTCTTCAAGATCATCCTTTTTCTTTGCCATAGCCAATAGGATATTTTTATTCGGACGGGTGATCAAATAGTCATAGCGTTCATCTTCGTCTACTTGTACGGTGACATGTTTCAAGCGTTTACCGTATTTTACTTTCAGTTCTGCATGATCTTCCGGAGTGAAATCTACGATTAACGCTCTTTCTTCTTTCGTCAGTTCTTCATAAGGCTTACCAGCCAAAATCTTTTTATCTTCTTTCATTTTAAAAGTCTTTTAAATGGTTATTAAACTACATTGCTACGTTCCAGTCAATATGGCTGACAATAAGGGTATATTGTGTAGCAATACTTTTATCACCCTGCTTAACGTCGACGCTGTTGTCGGTGAATTCTGCGTTCCGGATTACGTCTTTCATGATAAGTCCTTTATACTCATACATGACTGGAATATCGAACGGCTCAATATCCGTAAGACGCTTTCCAAAGCCAAGTGCTAATTGCAGGGCATTAGCTTCTTCCTTCAGAAGAGTGATTGACGCTTCAGCTTTATAGTTCCCTTCACCGCGACCGACAGGAAATTCACCAGCACCGTAAATGTTTTCTTTTTCTTTGTTGTCCTTATAGGAAAGGGCTGTGATACCTTCCACCTGACGACCGAGCATGACAACTTTGACACTGTTCCATCCGGCTATTTTTCCGAATTTGTTGATTAATGTTCCTAACAATCCCATATTTTCAGATTTTATTCGTGAAACCCAAATCAATCTCGAACTCATGTACAATACCGTCTGCTACAAGTCTCACTTTAATGTTAAAAGCCTTGTCACTGACAGCCATTTGTTTGGGGTTGATATAAATATCGAAGTCCGCAATATCTCCCGAATTAACCATACTTTCCAGTGCGGATTTGACAAGTGCATCCCAACTGCTGATCGTTGTATTACTGATATATCCGGTTGACGGATCAGCTTTCACCTTACTTCTTACACGCGGTAACAGGGTATTGCGGATGATACGAGCTGCCTTGTTCCAGACTGCGTTATATTCGATATAAGCATAGTCGCTGCCCACTTCCGTACAGGTACAGGAATTACTAAAGAAGAATCCTGCATACCCTTGAAAGCTACCGACGAAGTTGTAACCCTTGGCGGTTAGTTTTTTCTGGTCGGATACACTCACTTGAGAGAAAGGTTTTCCATTACTCAATGCGGCATCCAGCCAAAGCTTGTTCAGTTTGTCTGTTAATGGATAGTCTTTCGTTCCCTTTGCTGTCCGGGGATGGTTTTCAATATCAACGCTTCCCATGTTCTCATGCACATAGCGTACAGATAGCATTCCAAGAGCACTGCCGATGGCAGCATGTGTCCGATACGCTTCGTCCTTTGCAGCCTGTGCCGGATCATGAGAGATCACGACAGAGACATTTTCAGATTCCAGTTTCCGAAGATCAACTGCGTCAGCAATGGCATTGATGTACTTTCCGACTCCTTCCAATAGTACCGCATCAATATATAGGTGGTCTTCCCTGAATTGATTGACCATCTTCTGTGCTTCCTGCACAGCTACAGTGATTGTTTCGTCCGGTGTCAGTGAACAGATTCCGATCGTATTTACTCCATTGATACTACGTACCCCATTGATGAAGTCTTCCTTTGTGACAAGGGTTGATACCTTTTCAGATTTCGGAACTAACATGAGATACATCGAACGCTCCGAAGACAAGCGGAAAACCTCGCTGGTATGATAATGCACCAGTTCCTTGTTTTCAAGGTCGATGGTATCATCCCACCCCAACGCTTCCAAATCAGTGATGTCGTTTAGCTCTTCCGGCTTGTAATACTCAAGCTTTCCTATTTCCGACCCGCCGACCACGAGCAAAACGACACGGTCGCTGGTATCGGTATCCCGAACCAGCCCGCCAGTGGCTTTATTGATTAGTACTCCTGTAAAATTTCCCATAATGATTATACAGATTTAGCAGAGAGCAAAGCACCGATTCCAAAATCCTCGATCCGGTCTACAATACCGTAAGTCTGGGTACGATATTCGGAAGTCGGACTTGCACTGCGTGTGTCTTGCGTTTCCGGTTTATACAATGATTTTACGCTATCCAAATGGTAGTATGTATTAGGAGCGTAGAAGAAAGTGCTCGCTTGAAAGTCTGTTGCCAATGAAATCTTTGCACCTTCCGCCACTTTCTTCGCTGTTTCCGCATTATAGAAAGGACAATCATTGTTCTCAAAGAATTTAAGCCCCATGAACCCTTTAGGTTTCCCTGTTACCGGATCAATATAAAAAGTGCGATCATAGAAATACTTTGATGCATCTTTATCCAGCAATAAGTCTCCCATATGCAATGGGGAAAGTACCATATACAGAGAATCTGAAATGGGAAGATTCCATGTCTTTATGGTTGTTGCTAAATCAACCAAGTCTTTATAGCATAATCTTACACGCCCATTAATGTCTTTTTCACCAGTCGTTCTGATTACCGGCATGGCTTCATCAGAATCATCCTCCGGAGCGAGCTTATGCAACACATGGTTACGGATACCAACTTGAAAGGCTTCGTTATGTTTTACACGGATGGATGAACGTTTGTCGAAAGCCAAATAACGAATTTCGTCATCCGTACATGAGGTTGGCTCTGTGTCGTAAAGTTCCCAAGGAACAATGATGTTCTGTCCTGTCATGGCTTTAGGGGTGAATTCCTCTGTGTTATTCACTCGGAAGCCTACATTGTTAATCAATTTGTTTCTGCGAACACCATCTGCCGCCAAAGCACCAGCAGGAACAGAACCTAAAACTTGCATGAAGTCTGCTTTGTAATTACGACGTTCGATCAACAGTTGTGGATCGACGTACTTATTCAAATATAAACCGTCTACGGGTTGTGCCATATTCTTTTTTCTTTTTAAATGGTTAGTAAACTATTTTCCACCGCGTTTAATATAATCATTCAACAAACGCTCATATTCAGCCGGGTTTTTGTCCATCAATTCCGAAAGTGCTTGCGGATCATCCTGAAGTTCCTCGAACTTCTTCCCCGTTGTATTTGTCAATCCGGGTGTGTGTACTTCAGGCTTTTCCACTGGTTTGATAGCATCCAGCATTTTCTTTGTTGCATCGAAATTGCTGGTCAGGTTTGCTTTCCAGTAATCGACTACGTCAGCAGTAATTCTTCTCTCCTTGATCGCATCGTTCAGGATTTTTTCGATCTCCTGTTCCTTGCGTTCTTCGTCTTGTTTTTCGAGCATTTCGGTGCGGTCTGCTTTACGCTTCCATACATCTACCTGCGCAATGAACTGCGCTTCTGTGATGCTTGCATCCATCCCGAAGCGGGTAGCTAACATTGTAACATCCATGTCTTTTTTTGATTTTTCGTTATTAATAAAGTCAGTAATTTCTATTTCACCTGTGTAGCCGCAATTAGTGATAATCTGAGCCGTAGTCTTGTCTACCTTCGCTTTGCCTGTAATCTCCGTTACAAAACCATTTTCTTTCGCTTCCTGTGCACTCATCCAATAGTCACCTTTATCCCATGCATCTTTGATTTTTTTCTTGTCTGTACACTTTGAAAGGAATGTGTTCAGATAGTGTTCGTTCAGTTTACGCATGACAGCCAAAGTTGATTCAATATCAGCGACTTTTCCACATGCTCCTCCGCTGACCTGATGAATCATGAAAAGCCCATTGGCTGGCATGGAGAATGATGAGCAGTTGATGGCGATATAAGTTGCGGCACTGGCTACGAGTGCGCCTCCTTCTCCTGTTATTTTGCCTTTGAACTTCTTAATCACGTTCACGATTTCATTAGCTTCAAAGCATTCACCACCCGGAGAGTTGATATAGATGTGCACGTCATTAATGCCTGATTTTACCAGTTCTTCAACTTTGGCGGTAAATGCCGCTTCTGTTTCCCTCCATTTTGATATTGTGCCCTTTAATTCGATCCGGGCACGCCCGTTTTCCGCTGTTGCTGTCAGATTCATACTTCGCGATATTTAAAATTTCATGCTGCAAAATTCAAAAATGAAAGCCGGGTACGGAAAAAGCGTTTTCTTCTTGGAAAAAAAACAGTGTTAACAAGGACATATTTTTTCCAACTTGGAAAGAATACGTTCCAACATGAAAAGCCATTTTCCACAGGTGATGATGAAATCTGACCTTTGCTTGCGTAAAAGAAAGGAAGCGATATGCCAAGTAAAGAGTACTACCGTAAATTGAAGAAGGAGGCGCATGACCTATTCGTCAGGAATGGGATGACATGCAAAGAAATATCTGAGCGGATCAACGTTTCGGAGAAGTCCGTATCCAACTGGATCAACGAAAATGATGCACTTTGGAAAAAGGAACGCCAGGCATCTGTTCTCACATCAAAAAAACAGGGTGATAACCTGAAAGAAATTATCACTATTGTCGCAGATCAGAAGCTGGATTTGTTACGCAGGATTGATGAAGCTATTGCTGAAGGTGATAACGACAAAGTTCTGGAATTACGTAAACAATCCGCGGGATTGGACAACAGTGTGGCACAATGGGGAAATCAGTTAAAAGAACTAGATAAAAAAAACCGGATTACATTGGCTATCTACATAGATGTAATGAATCGGATATTCGATGCGATGAAAACTTACGATGTCGACCTCTATTTTAAAACATTAGATTTTCAGGAGAACCATCTTTACGAAGCAACCAAAACACTAGGTTGATATGAAAGTAGAAGATAGTAAAGCCCTCAAAGAGTATCAGGAGAAGCTAAAGCGTGCACGGTGTACAGGAAACCTGATTGATCCGGACGAATCGTTAACGGTACGAATGAACCGTATTCAGCGAGCTAAGGTAGATGTTGAGTTTCTTGTAAAAACTTATCTTCCACATTATGCAACGGCAGACTGTGCGGACTTTCAGATCGCTCATGCCAACAAGGTGATGAATGATCCGCTGTATAAAGGTTATGCGGAATGGGGACGCGGGCTTGCTAAATCGGTATGGAATGATGTGATTATCCCTCTTTGGTTATGGATCAACGGTGAAACACATTACATGTGTATTGTTTCTGATACATTCGACCGCGCATGCGACCTGCTGGAAGATATACGGGCAGAGTTTGAAGCAAACGAATTACTCAAGCACGATTTTGGTGACCAGTACAATCCCGGATATTGGGAGAAGGGAAATTTCGTCACCATGAATGGATTTATCTGTAAAGCTTTTGGTGCAAAGCAGAAAGTCCGCGGGCTTCGTAAGGGTGCACACCGTCCGGATTTATGGGTTATAGATGATTTGGAAACACCGCAGACCATCAAGAACAACCGGATGCAGGACGATTATGCCGACTGGATAGAAGCGGATGTACTGGCTACAATGACAGGGAAAAAAAGACGGTTGATCGGTGCGAACAACCGCTTTGCTTCCCGCATGGTGCAAACGATTCTCAAGCAACGGCATCCTGATTGGGATTGGGACTTGATAAAGGCATACGATCCGGTTACATACGAACCCGCTTGGAAGTCCATGTACTCACCGGATTTTTATAAGCAGCAGGAAAAAGACATGGGTATTCTCGCGGCTCATGCGGAGTACAACCATGTAGCCCTCGTAAAAGGGAAGATATTCAAACCTGAAATGGTCAAATGGGGGAAACTTCCCGACCTGCACAGTATGAATGCGATTGTAGCGCATTGGGATATTGCATATGCCGGAACAGATACAAGTGACTTTAATGCTTGCAAAATTTGGGGACGACACAAGAATGATTTTTGGCTAATCGATGGTTTCGTTAAGCAGTCAAAGATGAAGCTTTGTGTACTTTGGATGTGCATGAAACAAGCGGAATTTAGAGCGCAGGAGATTATCTGTTTCTGGCAGTATGAGTCCCAATTTTGGAACGATGAAGTTAAGCGAATTATCAAGGAAGCGGAAGCGGAAACAGGCGTAGAACTTAACCTCGTTCCGGTGCAGACTCCAAAAACGGTTAATAAACTGCTTCGTATGCTTTCCATGCATCCTTATTATCAAAACGGACGAATGTACGTCAATGAGGATTTGAAGTCAAACCCGGATGTCGCTGTAGGATTAAAGCAATTATATGCCGTCGAGCCGGGAATGACAGAACACGATGATAGTCCGGACGCAGACGAACAGTCTATCAAGAAACTCGAATTATACACCGATTCTCCCAAGTCGGAAGATGAGCCAGCGTCACGACCGTGGCGTGCGGGAAAGTTTAAACGTAAATATTCATGGTAATTATGAAGTATATAAACATGGATGACCTGACAACCATCATACAGAATAGGTTGCTGGTTGAAAGTATCGAAAAAGACGAAGAAGTCTTGAATGGGATCGAAGACCTTGTCATAAGTGAAGTATCCGCTTATATAGGTAGTCGATACGATGTGAGACAAATATTCGGTGACCCTCCGATCCGCACAGGATTATTGATACGGATAATCGCATGTATGACCGCTTATCGTGCCATAAGCAGGAATGCTGCCCGAAAAACAGGGAACAATCCTCTTTCTGAGATGAATGATTGGGCTGATCTCATACTAATCAAATTGCGTGATGGAATCATGCCGTTACCTCCTGAAATACCTCCGGTAACTGACGAGAATGGTAATGTGGATTCACCTTTGATTTATGGACATACCCGTAACAACGGATGGTTTATTTAAAATGGTTTTAAACGTCTTTTAAAAGTGTATTATGAATAAATTAAAACAGATATTCAACTGGTTTCAACAAAAGGCTATTCGCAGAATGAGCTTTAAGAATGTACTCAATGAATATTATTTCCGCATGGATAGTAGTGGATCGTCATCACCATCAGGCGCGCAGTACAAACGTCAGGCTGTTGTTTATCGGGAAAAAACGATAGATGACTGGATACTGGCAGTAACTTCAGCTACCGATCCGGATGATCCGCGACGTGGATTGTTATATCGCTTTTATCAGGCTCTCTATGTGGATGAACATTTGCAAACAACCATTGATAACCGTGTCTTACCAGTACAACAGGCAGAGTTTAATCTAGTCGATGATAATGACAAGGAGGATGAAGAAGCGAAGAAACTGCTGGATCGCCCGTGGTTTCACCAACTAATCAGGATTTGTTTCCTGCATCAGCTACAGGGAGTCTCACTTGCTGACATATCTCATCTTGATGATAATATGGAAATCAGTCATGTGGAAGAAGTGCCGATGTCTAATTACATTCCCCAGCAGAAAATCATTATCCGGGAGGAATCGGACAAAATCGGATGGTCATACAAAGAGGGTGCACTTGAGCCATATTATGTGCAGTTCGGTTCATCGTGGACATTGGGTATGCTGAATGAATTGGCAATCATCATTCTTGCTAAAAAGCTAGGGTTAGGATCATGGATGAACTATATAGAAAAGTTCGGTATTCCTCCTGTTTTTGTCATTTCAGATCGTCAGGATAAGAAGAGGTTGGATGAACTGTTTGAAATGATGCAGGACTTCAGAAACAACTTCTTTGGCGTTTTATCTGGTAATGAAAAAATAGAGTACGGAAAAGAAGCGAGCGGAAACACGACGAATGCTTTCTTACCACTAGAGGAAAGATGCGACAACCAAATAAGTAAACGCCTGTTAGGTCAGACCGGAACTACGCAAAACGGGGCATGGGAAGGGACAGCAGAGGTACACGAACGCGTTGAAAAGTCCCGGCACGAACATGATAAAATGTTGTTCCAGTTCTATTTCAATTATATTATTATTCCCAAACTGGTAAAGATAAGCCCGGTATATAAACCGCTTGAAAGGTTAAAGTTAAAGTGGGATGACACCGAAAGTTTATCTATTACAGAGTACATTGAAGCCATTAATAAACTGGCTTATACTTTTGATTTCGATTGGAAAGAAGTTGCAAAGAAAACGGGATTGCCGATCATCGGACAAAAGACAAATCCCGGAGGTGAGCAGCAAGGAGGAACACTGTCCAATCAGCCCAAAACAGAACCTCAAAAAAAAAAGACCGAACCGGACGATGAGTCCATAACATCACCCGTCATGGAAGCCGGGGAATATGATTTCAGCGGTATCATAGGAAGGGTGATGAAGCAGGTTTATGAGCGTAAAGTGAAGGCGGGTAGTATTGATCAGGAATTATTTAGGAAGACATACGAAGAACTGAACAAGAAAGCCTCTGAAGGTTGGGGGGAAGAAAACTACCATGATCCGGAACAGGCACAGGATACTCAACGGATACGAGACAACTTATTCAAGTTCTCCGGAGCGAAAACTTATCAGGAAATAAAGGAAATGAATGATGCCCTTTATGATAACAAGGGCAAAAAGCTTCCTTATAAGGATTTTCGGGAGAAGGTAATGGCGATTCATAAAAACTATAATGAAAACTACCTTCGTACGGAGTATGAGACAGCAGAAACGAGCAGTAGACGTGCAAGCGAATGGCAGGAGTTCAAGGAGAATGCCGATATTATGCCCAATCTGAAATATGTAACTGCCGGAGACGAACGGGTAAGGGAATCACATGCGCTGCTGGATGGAGTGGTTAAACCTATTAACGACCCGTTTTGGTTACAGAACTATCCACCCAACGGCTATCGGTGCAGATGCTACGTAGAGCAGACTGATGAACAGGAAACACCTTCTACGCCTATCGTAACCATCCCGGATGCTTTCGCCAACAACGTAGGACAATCCGGTGAGATATTCACAGTTGCCCACCCGTACTTTTCAATGCCTGACGATGATTTGATAAAGATCAGGAAGGTGACGGAACGAAGCAAACTATATGCTCCTTATCATCGTGATCCGGAGTCGAACGTGATGATCAGCGACTTTGCCGACCCGAAAGATTTGGTGAAAAACGTCGAAAGCGCACGTGTCATTTCAAAGGATTTGAAGATGAAAGTTAAAATTCGCCCACACATCAACGAGGACGGTGTGAAGAACCCGGAATACCTGATCAATGAGAAGCTGGCAGACCTGAAGAATATTCAGGGACTTGGAGGTATTAAGAATGGACTGGAAAGCTCACGCAAACAGCTATGTAAATATACAGTTTTCAATCTTGATTCTTTCGAGACGCTTAAACCGGAACTAGTACAAAATAAATTGAATGGTGTATACAAACTATATGGGGATAAATATTCCGAGCAACAAATGATATTCATTTATAATGGAAAAGCAACGAAGGTATCATGGGCAGATGTGAAAGCCGGAAAAGTAACCGACCTATTAAAAGAACTTCAGGAGTGACAGCCGAAACTGACACTCCTGAAGGGAGTTCTTGACTTTTGCGAGCCGCGAACACTGCAAATATACAATTTTATTTTGATATACAAATGGAAAGGACTGAATTACCCGATTTTTTCAAAGAATTATCCACGCTGGTGAAAGATGCCCACCGTTATGCGAAAGTCTCAGGAGTGAACTTTTTCAAGCAGAATTTCCGCAGACAGGGTTTTCTTGACTCATCACTGACTCCGTGGGCAAAGAGGGCACTCACGATCGGTTCGGATCGTGGCGTACTGATTCAAAGTGGAAAGCTTCGTGACAGTATTCATGCGGTCAGTCGTGGAATGGATCAGATTACTTTTCAGACTGATCCGTTGCCATACGCTAAGATTCACAACGAAGGTGGAGATATTATCGTAACGGAGCGTATGAAACGTTATTTCTGGTACTTGTACATGAAATCGACCGGAGCATTGGAAAAGAAGAAAGATGGCAAATTAAGGCAGAATAAAGCCAATGCACGGCTGTCTACTATGGCTTCCTTTTATAAAGCAATGGCACTTAAAAAAGTAGGTAGCCGGATACATATTCCAAAGCGGCAATACATAGGTGAATCATCCACATTTATGAAGCAACTCGATGCGTGGATCGTTGCAGAGATTGACAAACGATTCTCTAACATTTAATAATATAGTTATGATTTGGACAGATTGTTATAAAGAACTGATTGCAGTAATCAGAAACAAAGAAGAGTTCCTGGCATCCATCCCTGAAGAATATTTCGAACTAAAGGAAAAGATGGAAAATACGCCTGATATTGAGCATATCGACATGTGGCATGAACAGGTCGGTTTCCTTGATGATGAACACCCGTTCCCGTCTCCGGCTGTATTCATTGAGTTCAATACGCTAGGTATCGAGGATGAAGGTTTACTTGTGCAACGGCTTCACACACAGATTGACTTTCGGCTGTTTTATGAAACCTATTCTGATACCAGCGAAGGAGCAATCATGCAAGAAGAAGCATTGTCTTTCTTAGATTTGTTGACTTTGTTGGGAATGATGTTTCATGGCAGAACTGGTAAGACGTTCGGTACGCTTCGACGCACCTCTGTGGGACGAGAAGAATCAGGAGGCGCAGGGAATTTATATCGGATCAGCTTTGAATGTGATATCATGGATTACACCACAATGGAACTATCAAGTCTGGCTGATATGAAGAACCGGGAAATAAAGATCAGTAACGAAGGTACACCGGAAAAGATTGAAGATGAAGAACCGCTGTATCATTTATGACACAGCGGTTAAAAACTAAGGCTTAACTGATTTATATCTTCTTTTTTTGAATCAGTTTTTTTGCCATCTTTTAATTGCTCATAATATGCTAAATTCTCAGAAATATAGAAAATCCGCTTATAAATGTAGTTCTGATCAAGGAAGAACAAGTCATGACTCATCCGAGAAAGAACATCCTCCAGCCGGATGCGCTTTTTATCGTAGAGAAAGTAGAAAGTTTCTATCATCTTACGATCACGTATTTTTGTCAGGTCTGTATTCCGCATAAAGAAGCATTTTGATAGTGCAAATATACGGTATTTCAATGACTTGTCAAAATTGAATATAAGCCTGTCCGGGGGAGGGCTTAAAAAGCCCCCAGCCTGTTAGTAGTAATACCACTCACGTACTAACAAAAATGCGCCATAACGCACAGCTGAGGGCTAAAGACCTTCATCTGCGTTATGGTGCATTTTTATTTCGTACGTAAGTGGTTCGACAAAAGTAGTAACATTTAAACAATAACCAAAATGAAAACTCCGATTTCTTATTATGGAGGGAAGCAAACAATGCTCAAGCATATTCTTCCTCTTATTCCTACGCACAAATTATACACTGAAGCTTTTTGTGGTGGTGCGGCAGTCTTATTCGCAAAACGTCCTGTGGATGCGGAAATTATCAATGACCTGAATATGGACTTGACAACCTTTTACTGGATGACTAAAGTTAACTATCAGGAATTGAAAGTTGAAATAGATAAAACGTTGCATAGCCGGGATATGCACGCCCATGCAGCGCATATACTCAACTATCCACAGTTCTTCAGTCAGGCGCAACGTGCTTGGGCAGTATGGGCATTATGCAAGATGAGTTTCGCCAGTATGATGGACGGAACATTCGGATATGACTTTGGTGGTGGAATGCCTAAAAAGTTGTCGAACGCCAAAGATGAATTTACAGAACACCTGTGCGCACGATTAGAAAACGTAACAATTGAAAACCGGGATGCACTGGAGGTGATTCTTTGTTATGACAACCCGGATGCATTTCATTTTGTTGATCCACCTTATATCAATTCGGATTGTGGGCACTATGAAGGATGCTTTAACGAACAGAACATGGAAGAATTACTGAAGTTGCTTAAGACTGTCAAAGGGAAATTCATGTTGACTATGTTTCCTTTGCCTATGATCGAAGATTATGCAAATAAAAATGGATGGATCATCCACCGTATCGAACGGACAATCAGTGCGAGCAAAACGAGTCGTCGAAAGCAGGAAGAGTGGATGGTATGCAATTATGAGAATCTACACGGTAAGCAGACTTCATTGTTTTAAAAATATAGAGAGCCGCATTATGGTGGCTCTCTATATACTTTCACTGCATTAATCGCAGTTGTCCGTCTTTATCTACTATTCCATTTACGCGGGATATTTCATCATCTATTAGTTTTTCCTGTCGCTTACAAGCGGCTAAAGCTGTAGATGTCCGTATCTTAATATACGCTTTTTGTAATTTTCGAAGTTTGGCAACTTCATCAAAAAACTCTCGGTGCTTCATGCTCTTTTGTTCTCAATATTGCATTATTTGTAGAATATGTACTTTTCCTCGCAATAAATGCAGTGGTTTTCTTTGCAATACTTTTCAACTGCTTTCCTCGTTTTAAAATCCTTTACTTTTCCATCTTTTGCTGGAATATGCTCCACTTTAAAACTACCATCCACTTTTAGGGGAACAAATCTTGTTAGAGTATTAAATCGTTTCATTTTCTCCTTTCTTTCCATTAAGAATATCGTTCTAATAGTTTAATTTTCAATTCTTTTGCTTGCTTAAGCGTACCTCTCCAAGGAAAGCAGCCGTTATATGCTGTCTTCCAAGGCAGATACCAAGCTAGCTTAACTTCTACCTCATAATAACCGGGAGTTGCAGGTGCAATTCTTACTTTTACCATATTATTAATCTATTATTAAAATCTCTCGATAGGAAATATAAATTTCTTTGGAAGCGGTATTCTCATCATGACACCAACAGAGATACCATGCCTTTTCTTTAGAGACATTAAATTCACCTTTCCACATCTTACCGTTATACTTACCAGTGGGTTCTGAACATGTATAGTCTGGAAGATGGTCGAAATCTTTTTTACTCATTGCTGCGAACTTATCATCTATTACAAAATTCTTTGGGTTGGGTTGTTCCCAATGTTGTCCCCACGGATGAGTCATAGGAGGTATGACATTTTTATCTAAAACTACTTTTCGCATCATTTCTTTATTGTATTGAGCCATACGGCAGACATTCAACTGCCGTATAGCAATGTGTTAAAACTCAAATATCGTCCAGTCATTGGAAAGCATATCACTTTGGGATGCTAACCAGCCGTTTACAATAGAGCCATCAGCAGCTTTCATGCAAATGTATGCCGTGAACTTTACCGTATCATCCTTTTTCAATTCGATAGGATTACCGTTTTCATCTACACAATCTTGATAATAGTAATCCTTCACTTTTTGAGGCAAAGACTTAATATCTTTGGCTACAAAGCCAACATGAAGTTCATCAGCTGGACGCATAAATATGAACATACCTTTACCGTTCCATCCTTTGCGGGTAACGAGATTCCCTCTTTGCATAGATGCAATTGCTTGCCCGAATGTTCCGGATTCTCCACTGGTCAACTCTTGGCTTTCAGCAGCACCTATAACATAAGCTGTTTCAATTTCTCCTTTGGTATAGTTACCGCTCTGATTGCATAGCCTTGCTGAATATTCAGCCGATTTTTCATCTGATGTTTTCATTATGATATATGGGTTTTACAAAGCCCGCCCAAGGCTCATTTCTATTTTGTTTTACTCTTTTGTTTCTTCCGGGTATTGTTCTGTTATTGACTTGAAGAAGATAGCATCAACTTCTCCTTTCGTCCATCCGTGGTAGCCATTGTGTACATCACAAGCCTTGCGGCATCCTTCTTCTGACTCATAAGTTACAGAAGATACCGGTACATAGCCATTACCAACGATGAAAGCTGCTATTACATTATCAGCATCTTCCTCTTGCACCGGGTGCATGGGATAAACCAAGTTACCACGGTGATCTCGTTTTTCATATCCATATTCCATAATATTCATTTTTAAATTGTTTTACGCTAATAAATTCCTCGGAAATAATCCTTTTCATTATAACTCATCACTTTATTTTTCTCGGCTTTCATCAATCCAAAATAACTTCTAATGGCACGCTTCATATATCCTTCTACGAAAAGAACCCTCCCTCTTTTGTCTTTTATCCTAAAAATACATTCAGCAAGAATATGACTCCAAGCTTCTTCGGCTGTATCTTTGTTTATGGTAAACCGAGCTTTTCGCATATAATCCAATGCCCACTGCTTGTACGAAGCGAGCTCATTTATAACTTTCGACCATTCATCTGTTTTATACGCCAGTAATACCGATTCGGCAAAACGAATTATATTGCGATAATACGGCTCAACCTCTTCAGGATTTACTGTTACTACCCGGCGCATCTTCTCGGTCCTAAGTTGCCTATATTCGTCTTTTGTGTAAACTTTTAACTTCTTTGAGTTGGGATCATCTATTATTACACAATTCCTCAAAACCAAAGGGTCTACACCCAATTGTGTAGCATAAACAAGATGATTGATACTAATAGAATATTCTTTCTTTTCTCGTTGTAAATGTATGCTTCCATAAGCTAATTGCTTCTTAATGAGGGGTTGCTTAAAACGAAGACTACGCACTCTTTTCATATTACTAATCTCATATCCTTCAAAAAAAGGTATTGGATTCCATATTTCTTCTTTCATATTTATTTCTTTCTATTTTATAGTAATCTTTTCTCATATACTTGAATTATTTATCCGATTGATACAGCCGTGCTCCCGTCTTCTCCTTCACTCTGAGAACAAAGTCTGCCGCTTCATCGCTATCTACTGTTAAGACTACGGCTGCCAGTCCTACTGTCTTCGGCTTGCGTAGCAGCAGGTCACATGGCTTGCCGTAATAATTCCAATAATAAATTAGCTCAGAAAGGCGATCTTCATCTATTTGGATAATGAATTTGATTGGAGGACGTTTCATTTCATTTGTAATGCATTATATTCAGCTTCCATGCGCTCTATTTCCGTAAGGCATTGAAGCCATCCGGGGAAGCCGCCAATGTTTTTGTCATCAATGTAGCAATGCGCATACACTTTCTTCCCTGCTTCACCATATTCAGCCATATTTTCCGGATTATGATCATTTACACGATCGAAAGGTATGTTGTGTGCAATCAGCCAGTTGATGGCATTGAGCAATGGAACGCCACAGCGACAAGTCCAGATGATAATATAGTGTCCCTGTTCATGTAGCTTCCTGAGCACCTCTCCGGCATACGGTTGTTCCCCGTCAATAGCCGGGAACTTCCCCCGGCTAATTGTTCCATCAAAATCTACGGCTATAATCATATCGCGCTCATGGATAATGGTAAACGGACAGGATTCCCTTCGTCATCTTTCAACTCAACTTCAATAAACTGGCATGTCGGCACAGGACGATAGGCATCACGGATGATCTTAATAGCTTCAATGAAATCCTTGTCACCTGTTTTATTGGCAAGTTTTTCCAGTTCCAACACCTTGTTAGCCTTCAGTGCACCTTTACGATTCTTGGCAAGCAACGACATCACCGTATCCACCAACGCAGCACTATTCTCATCTTTTGCCATTGTACCCATGTAGCGCTTCACTTTTGCGATACCTACTTCTACGGTATCATCCCATCCTTCGTTGATTCGGTTACCAATGGTGATTGTTTTCCTGCTGTCCGAAGTAGTAAAGGTGTCCGTCTGTCTATCAATTTTAACTTTGAACAGTTCTTCCTTCATCTTGATCACGCTGTCGAACTCGCTGAATATTTCATTTTTTAGCCGTTCCATTTGCGCTGATAACTCCTGAAGTTTCTTCACCGAAGTGTTAACAGTGACATCTACTAAATCCTTATAATTCTGCCGTTCTTGGTCTATTCGTACTTGTTCGGCTTTTTCCTCAGCATCCAGTTGCATTCTCAACGTTGCTCTTTGTTCTTTTGATAAATTACTGATATCCATACAATTTTGATTTATTAAATGATTCATACTATGTTGTTAATCTATTCTCATGTGATACACTTCTCGTAGCTCACGTTCCACGCGCTCCTGCTCATGTAGTAAGTTATTTCTCTCGTCCACCAAGCAGGCATATTCATTGCGATCATATCCTTTAGGGTTGAAGAGTTTTTCATGCAATTCGTCCAGCAGGAGAGGAATACGATCCAAACGGTCGAGTAATTTGTTGATCCGGTTAATACGCTCCTGTTCCGGACTCCACGTGTCATAACCTCTATTCCTACTCATTATTCCGTTTTTTAAGGATGGATTCCAGTTTATACACTAGATGTATTAATTCCTCTTCCTCCAAATCACGGAACTTCTTTCCCGCTATCCGAGCATCAAGGCAAAACGCATTAACAGCTCCCCAATCAGAAGTATCTACGCCTATCTTTTGCATACGTTTCAATACAGCGGAGCGACGACGCTTCAACTCGCGTTCGCCCACGGCTAGTTCTTGATTCTCGCTCTTAGCTCCGTTTAGATATCCACATAGATACATTGCCTCATTATAAGTCAATTCCTTTGTGGTATCCGTACGCCCGTCTGTCAGGCTTAACAGAATGCCTCTTTTCTGGTCGTCATCTATACGCTGCGCACTATAAATGGCATGTAGTCTCCGTATGAGGTAACTACTGATCGGTTTCTTTATCTTCTGTTCCATTGCTGTTATTATTTTTAATGTCTTCAATCCAATATCTTTGATAACCTTTGTCCCATATCACGTAATACCCTCGCGGACCGCCTTTACCACGTCCAATGAACGTGGCTTTGAATCCTTCCACGTGGATTCGTTTAAAACTGTCACGCTTTACCTGATAGGCTGTTTTTCCATCTACTTCGCGACCATCTACGTGAGAAAGAAAAATGAATATCTTTGAAGGGTACTTCTTTCTCAGACGGATGATTTCAGATGCCTTCGCCCCGCATTGATCTTCAAAGTATTGTATGGAGTCAACGATCACCACGTCTGGACTGCGTTGTTTTGATAGATACTCATCCAGTTCCGGTATGGTAGCGTTGTCTGTCCATTTGATATTATTGATTTCGCTATGTATACCCACATCCCGTACAGATTCCACAAAATCGTCACAGCCACCCATTTCCAGTGTAAGGTACATTACCCTCATGCCCATCTCATCAAACTTACGTGTCAACTGTAAAGCGAAGGAACTTTTGCCCTGACCGGATTTCCCGTAAATGATCCAACAACCTGACCTTTCCGGACGACCGAAGGCTTGATACCACTCTCCGTCAAACTCTATATACTCGTGGCGAATGTCTTCAAGGTTCTTCGTACTCCAGATTCTCATCCTAGCTCTCCACGTTCTATCTGTTCGCGAATCAGTTCTGCTTCAATCATACCGCCTAGTTCCCGAAGATCATCTGCAAAGTCATAAAACTTTCCACTACCTTCTACGGGTTCTTTACGCGTCTTATCCAGCTTTCCCCAAATGAGTTGCTGCGTTTCTTTATTCTCCACTCCATTGGCAGTACAAATAGCCATCACGTCTTTTTTGGTAGCTCCCAGAAGGGATATGTATGTACGCTTGAAACGTCCGTCTATTTCGTCATACCCTTCGATGCGCCCTACATAGCGTTTGATGGTGCGTTCCAGTGTTTCTGTCCCGGCTACGAGCGCACCCATGCGATGAAGGGTATCGTCATAGATCGGTATAAGCGTACATAGTGCGCTATGTGTCAACTTACCCGCATCATCCAGTATAAGTAACGGCTGTTTGTCCGCTAAACGGTTAAAGTGTGAAACGATAACATCTATCAGGTCATCGTTGTCCATGTAGCGGGTGATGGTTTCTCCCAAGCATACAGCTAGTTTCGATAAGAACTTGTGGGCAGTCCATTTACGACACTTCAGGTATACCACTGAGTTATCCGAACTCATGTTGTAAAGGTCGATTAGGGACTGTGTCTTTCCACTTCCTGAGCGAGAAGATACACAAATCCAGCGACGGTTTTTCTTTGCAGCCAGCAGTGCTGTACGTACTTGCTGGTAGCTGGTAACACTTTCAACCACGTTCCAGGCATTCTCGTAGTAATTGAGACCAGCAGCAATCTTCTCAGCGATGGCGTCTTCTTTTGCCCCATATTTGCCACTACGAAACTGTGACATAGCAGTATCTGAGACTCCGCATTTGCGTGCAAGTTCTGTGGCTTGAGAACCACGTGCGATTAATTTTTCGATGTACTGTTTTAATGCTTGAGTATCCATATCCTTATGTTTTAAACTGTTTTTAAATTATCTTGAAAAATTCATGTCAAGTGGATTGTAGTCGTAGTCATCATCTTCTCCTGCAGCGATGGGGATCACCTCTACAAAGTCGGCTTCCGTTGCCTGATCACGCATCTTACTACGCACGTCCTTGTGTTGTCCTCGGCTGTCCGTGATAAGGTAACGATCTAACATCGTGTCTCCGATAAGTTCAGGTATTCGCTGGCGAATAGTCTCAATACGATTGTCAACATCGGATGCTTTGTCTTTTACCTTCTCCCTTATATCGTTATTAAATTTGTCTACACGCGCCCGATATTCGAAGTGTTCCGGCTTCTGATCCGCCAGTGCCATCGGTACTTTTATGTCTCGTTGCATCATGTAACGAAGTGTTCCGATTTCTTTGTCTACCCGACCGGATTTCAATCGTTTGGCATTCGATACAAGTACTTGACTCATGTCGTCCGGATCAAAGCGAACGATCCAGTCTTCATTGTAGTGGTCTCTCAGCGAAAGATCGAAGCTATCGAAGCAGATACGCTCACCCATAAATTCAATGAATAGACCTGATCCTGTGATGTGGTTGGTACGTCCGGTAGTTTCTCCCATGAGCATCAGGTATTCTTCGATACCGAATGGCAATTTACGGGCTTCTTCTGTGCGTTCCCATGCAGCACGGTAGGCATCTATCTTTTTGGCACGTTCCGTCGCTATCATGGCTTCTATCTGCCCGATAACAGTTGCTTCGTCCGGTACTACATGTCGGTTGTAATTGATAATTTCCAGATTGGGCTGGTTCGATGAGTCGGCTGTTAATCCAAATCCTGACCAGTTGGCTTGTTTCTGACACCAATCGCGATTCAGGTGCAAGAAGTATGGTTCGATGATCTTCGATTTTGCATTTCCCAGAGCTGCTGGAGTATAGTGCTTGGTCATTGCTTGATAGAAGGGAACCATCACCTTCTTTTGATAGTTGTCACTTTGTAACTGTAGTGGCTTATAACGTTGTCCAAACAGCTCCTTTGTGTGATTTACCGCGTTGCGTAAGGCTTCACGTATCAAGGCAGGGGATTCATGGTCACCGATGGCGTAGCCTACAGGATATTTCTCGCAAGCGTCCAGCACGATGACTGCTGTCTTACGGTTAGTGTACGTGGTAGCGAGATACTTCTTACCATCTTTCCCTTTTTTAGGAGCTTTCTTCTGGTATAGCAACTCGACTGTCCATCCGTCAAGTGTCCAGTAGGTGAGTGCTTGTGTTGGTGCAGAACGATGTACCTGCTTCATGCGGGTATTTGAAAGGGAAGCAGTCCCTTTGCACCCCGGCATCGTGGTTAGATCAAACTTTTGCCTCCAGTTCTCAACCGTGCTAGGGCTGTCAATCGGTTTCCATTCCATCAGGGAGGCTATTTTATTATATTCCTCCATCACTTGCACATTGTTCAGATTATTGTGTAGGCTCAGAAGTTTGTGCATCACCGCTTTTGCGTCTTCAGTCATAACTACTGCCGCGTTCTTGTTACCGTAAGACTTATGGATGATACTTTTAAATCCTTCTTCTTCACCGTCTTTGCGAGCTGCCTCATATTGCTCGCATTTGCGCTTCAAGGCTTTCCAGTTTTTGGGAAGGTTGTGAGGGAAGATGTTGCGACCATTGGGGTCTTTCATTGTTTTCAAGTCATTGCTCATCTTACACAAGCGTTCCCACACATTAATACGGGTACTACATTCACCAGCCCATTGTTTACGACAGTTACGGAGCATCAGCAACGCGTCCATGATCCGCACGTGCAAAGTATATTCATCAATTTTCTCTGGAGGTAGTTTCTTGTCTCCATCATAACGGTACTTTACGGAGAAGAATTCGTAGGCGGCATTGCCATATACTATCGCTTCCTCCAACGCTGACTTCTGGGTTCGTGCGGCTATTTCCGCACGGGGATCACCGTACACTTGAATGTACTTGTTCTTAATGTCTTGTCTCATGGTCTCAAAATCTACAAGGGCAGAGCTACCGGGAGTGCTACGACGAAGAACAATGATTTGACTTCTGTTTTTCATTGAACAAAATGTACCTTCTGAAACAAAACCCTTATCACTCCCAATATTACGTCGAGGATTTAAGGAGATTATTTCATTCGCAAACACGCAGACACGGTTATTAAAAATCTCAGCCATAACATTACTTATTAACTTTTAGCGCAAGCCCCGGCACTGCCCCGAAGATATAGCTACCTCCCTACTTTTTACCATACCCATTGAAAACATGGGGTATTCAAATTAATAGTGTTACCCGAAAACAGGGAAGTTCTGTACTTGCTATCCATTTACTTGTTTTCCGCTCTTAACTCGCGTTCGATAATTGTCATTAGGGAAAAGGCTGCTATTACAAAAGCCGCCCACATCTTTGATGAGGAAACCTCAATCTGATCTACTAATGCCATAGCGGTAACTATACCCACCGCTACCATTACATTCTGAATCCTTCTAATCGTTTTCATATGCTATATCGTTTTTAATATTGTTTTAAAAAGTCTCTCCCTATTCATCCCGGACCGGAAGAGTTTTGCTACATTTGTAGCTGAAACCAAAAAATATATAATCATGATAACCTCAAAACTAAAGGATTGTATCCTTATTACTTTGTGCTCTGGTGAACTTGAATATGATTGTATGTACAATCTGAGTAAAAATAACTTCTTAGATGAAATATCAGAAGAATGTTCTGAAAATGAATTAGTTTCTATTTTGTCACAATTCTCCAGAATGGGATTAATATCCGACTATGCCAATAATTCAAGTACAGTGACCCTTTGTCTCTTAGTAGAAGCTTCTGATTTCTTATCTCGTGGTGGCTTCTACGCACAAGAGGAAATATTAAAAGCTAACATTGAGAAGCTAAGCAAAGAATTAGACCTTCTTTCCAATCAACTTAAGCCTGATTTGCTTGAAAAAGCCAATCTTATCAGTAGCATTGGGAGTAGTATTATCAGTGCTCTCTCTCTCTTTAAGTCCTAATAGATATTTTTCCAATTTCCGTATAGGGTCCTCCGATATTTGGTATATCCGGGGACTCATTTTAGATTGATATACCAGATCGTTATCCACCCGAACTTCACGGCTAACGCTGATTACTCTCCCAACGATTTCCCCTCCTTCGGTCTCAAAAAAAGTGTCAATCTGTATACTCTGCTTCATAGCTGATTTTTATTTATTGGTTACTACTCCTGTTACATTTCCATGAGAATCCAAAACTTTAACTGTGCGTTTTAATTCATTGGTTACATCAATGATCTGCACAAGGTTTCCGCCATTAATCAAGGCAGCTTCTCTAATTTTGCGAGCTTGTTCACTATTTCTACGAAACAATAACGCCTGACTCACGTTCTGTACACTGACTTTAAAAGTCTTTGCAAGTATAGCCTTACCGGCTGCATTTAATTCGATTTTTTGTCTCATATATCTACCTTATTAGTTTTTTCCGTATATTTGGAGCTGTTTCACTTAAACATGCTGCAAATATATACACTTTGTAGATATATACAAAATAAATAGCCATTAAAATCTACAATATGTAGATATAATATTTAATTCATGGATAAAAAAAGTATGCTAGAAGCTATTATTGGCTACTACACAGAGGGAAATAAAGCAAAGTTTGCTATTCTATTAGGGGTTTCTCCGCAAACAATCAGCGCGTGGGGGGCTAGAAATACATTTGATTCCGAATTGATATATACAAAATGTGTAGGTATATCTGCAGATTGGCTTCTTACAGGTGAGGGTTCGATGCTTCGTAGTGATCAAACACAATCATTTTCTTCGCAAAGCATAGAAGTAGCATCTAATCCAGAAATACTATCTATGGATGATTCTTTCATATATAAAATGTATAAAGAGAAGGATGAAGAAAATAAAACATTAATAAGGGAGAATGGTCGTCTCGAAGAACGCATACATGCTCTTGAATCCAAACTTCAAGAATGCCAATCTGCACTAGAACTTAACATTGAACATCCTAAGGATTTAAGCAATGCGAAGGATGCTTCTTTAAAGAAACGTTCTTCGCAACTCAACCCAAATGTAGGCTCTGTCATTGCCCCCTCAAAGGATTTATAG